TTTGAACGATGTTGTACGCTATCTAGTTTCGATCAATGGTACACTTAAGAAGCAGATCGACTTTGATAGAAGAGTATATGAAGAAAATGCTTTGGCTGCAAGAGAAGCCAAAATCGAACAAAACGATACATTTAACGAGCTTGGTAAAAGATACGGTGCTAATGATAATCAAAAAGACGGAGCAAAGGGTGGAATATTATCCACTATTCTGAGCGCGCTCGGTTCTATTGCTAAGCTTGGATTAAATGCATTATTTAGCGGTTTAAAAGCAGCCATTAAAGGATTTTCTACTGCCTGGAAATGGTTAAGAGGTCTTTCTTTCTTAAAAAGCATTAAAAGCCTGGCGGGTTTAGTTAGGTCTATACTAACTCCTGCTGTATTGCGCGCTGCGGGGCCAGTCGGGATAACGCTTGGTACTTTGCTTTTTATGGACCAATTTATGAAAAACACGTATAATGAAGCAGATAAATCGCGTAAAGGTTTAGAAAAATACGGCATGAAAGCCGTTATGAATGAACAAGGTTTTACCGAAGGATATGTCCTGCCAGATGGCAAAACATACAAGGCAGACAATCTTCCTTCAAAATATAAAGATATTTTAGATGTATACGGTCCTAATAATAGAGGCGGTACCTCAGAAGCAGCTAGAAAAAGGATCGAAGCAAATCCTGGCGCATACGATCCAGATACAATGGCCAAAGAATTAAAAGGCGGAGAACAGGTTGGTGGTACTGCTCCATCGGCGACACAACCAAATACCACGTCTCAAAATAAGACTATCACCGGTGTAGTAGATGGCGGACGTGGATATACTACAGTAACGTATTCTGATGGAACAACAGAGCGTCGTGGTGGAACTATAGCTGCACGAACAAACAATCCTGGGAATATGATGTATGGACCTCTTGCAATATCTCTAGGAGCAGTAGGATCTTCTCCATCTACAAACGGACCACCTGTTGCTGTTTTCCCTACCGAGGCTGCAGGGTTTGCTGCTATGGACGCGCAGTTGAGCCGCCCAAAATATTCAGGTGGACCAATTGGGCAAACACTGCAACAATGGGCAACTGATCCTACGCACGCGTCAAAAGTTATTGGAGCGGCTGGCATAGATCCTAATAAGAAATATACTGATTTAAATCAAGATGAAAAAACAAAATTGCAGCAGTCTATTGCTAAGCAAGAAGGATACTACGCACCTGGATCAGGTCCAACAATTTCTTCTTCATCATCAGATGGAATCATACAAGAGGCTGCGGATGCTGCTGAAGGGGCATTAACATCTGTTGCAGAATTTATTGGATTCCTCGGTGGAAAGATCGTAGGGCGAGGTGCTGCAAGAAATCTTACCACGAGCGGCCCTGATTTTGCTAAACTTATTTCAGACGAATCAAATAAAATTCAAAATGAAATTGCAATGGGCCAGAAGAAAACAGAGACCGCAGCGATGAATATTCCACCGGCTGCTCAATCACTGCGTTCGGCCTCGCCTAACGGTTCAATTTCTGTAGTAGATCCAAATTATTCTAGTGGTGGAATCGACAAATATCTGGCTCACTATAAGTTAGCGGCATAATGGCATTAAAGATTCTTATTACTGCAATCGATACTAATAATACTGCTAAATCTTTTGGCATCGTTGGCTCTGTTTTACTCAACGAGAGTGATATAAAGAAAGCCAATACGCCAGTCGCTGCTAATGACGATGCTGTTTCTTATAAAAAGCCAGAGTTAAATTCTAAGAAGTTAGTGGCCATTATAGATCAACTTTCTATAATGGATAATCTTCTGAAGCAAAAGTTAGACAATCAAAAGATCGCCTATCAAAATAGCAAATTAGCAGAACAGGAAAACAGAATAGAGCGAGCTCGACAGTACGGCGATCTGAGTACAAAGAATAAAGATGCTGAAAGAGTTGGTGGAGGTGGTCTAGGTTTACTCGCCATTGCAGGCCTTGGTCTATTAACGTATGACCCTGTTATGAATGCTATTAAAGGTATCGTGGATTTTGCTGTTGAAGCCGGAACTTTTATTTCTGATACAGTAAAAGAGATTACAGGTTTTTTTGAGGGGTTTTTTCCGGACGATAGTCCAACAGAAGAAACTCCTACTGAAACACCTGAAGTAGATGCACCCGCTGCACCGCCAGCGCCGCCTGCATCACCACCTCCAGCAGACGCTAAACCGGTTACACCACCTGCCGCTGCACCTCCAGTAGAGGCCAAACCCGTTACACCTCCTGCTACAGGAGAAAGCAAAACTGTGCCTCCAGCAGATGCTAAGCCTAAACCAAAGGTGCCAAAAGATAATAGGACTTGGTGGGAACGCAACGCTCCTACATGGGCTGGTGGAAAGCCAGATCCTGGTCAGCCTGCAACACCAGCAAAGCCGAGCGAAGAACAAAAAACAGAACCTAGTTCGCCCGGTCAGGTAGTCGAGGTAAATCATCCGGACACTGGCAGCGGATGGGGCATTGCCGGTGCAAAAGATTCGAATGGCCGACCAGTGGTGTTTAGCAAAGAGGCCGCGGAGGCTTTTGCACAGATGATGAAGGACTCGGGTGGATTGGTTAAACCATCTGATGTAACCAGTAGCAAAAGAACTGTTGCATACCAAGAGCAAATGAGAAAAAGAGGATATAAGCCGGCGGCTAATTCTCTCCACTTAAAAGGTGTTGCTCTAGATATTCATGGCGCGAGTCAGGGTTGGATTAAGCAACATGGACACAAATATGGATGGCAGTTGAATGAATATAAAGGATCTCACGGCGGTCACTTTGACTATAGAGGTCCAGGAACTGCTTTACCGGCCGAGAAAGGATCTGCGGTAACTGGCCCTAACCAGCCGTCTATGGTCGATCAAGTAACATCTAAAGCAACTAAAATTGTAGATGATACTCTTATAAACATGGCAGAGTTTATTGGAACTATCGGCGGGAAGGTTGTCGGGCGTGGCATAGCTCGAGATTTAACAACGGCCTCTCCAAATTTTGCCAAGCTTATTTCAGACGAAGCCGCGGTACAAACAGCAGAAATTGCTAAAATAAAAAATGATGCAAGTAAACCACCAAAGGTGCCTGTAATATCGCCACCAAATATTAATACATCAGGCGTCGGGGCCGTACAAAATACACCAACTATGGTTGATAGAAATAGTGTACAGTACTATCTAAATCGATTCGGCTATAAAGAAGTTAACACGCCGATTTAACATAAAAGAAGAGGGGAACCTCGCGATCCCCCTCTTCTCCTCCAATCAATCTTCGTTAGCAAGTCGCTTGAAGAAAGCGAGATCCTCATCATCATCATCGACGGCCGCCGTAACGGCAGGAGCAGCTGGAGCAGCTGCAGCCTCGAAGGTAGGAGCCGGAGCTCGATACTCTTCTTCGTCAAGTTCAACACCACGGACCTTTGCCGGAGCATTCAGGGCCAGAACATTGTTGAGACGAGTCTTTAGCTCATCGTACGACTTAAAGTGCTTTGGATCCACGAGCTCCTGAAGGGAATGCTCCTGTTTCCAAACGGCTTCAAGCTTGTCGTCATCATCGAACAGTGGTGCGGGAGAGTCGAATTCAGACTTATCGTAGTTGGGGTAACCCTCAACCTTACGAATCTTAAGCTTAAAGTTTGCACCCGACCAAAGATCGAAGGGATTAGTAGGCTGTTCGTCTTCGAACGCAGGGTTCATCAGATCGTTCAGCTTGTCGAAGATCTTCTTGCCATACTTGTACAAGAAAACCTTGCCTTCGTTCTCAGGATTTGCGGGATCCTTGACAACATAGATGTTGCTGTAGTAAGCAAGGCGACGCTTCTGCTTACGTGCAACCTCCTTGTCGGAGTCAAGGCCTGAATTCCAGAGGGAACTGTTGAGTTCGCCAACCGGATCGTCCTTACCGAGAGTCGTCAGCGACTTCTCGATGTACCATAGGCCAGTAGGTCCCTGGAAACCGTGGTCCCAGATCTTGACGAATGGAAGGTCTTCACCTTCAGGTGCGGGAAGAAAGCGAATCACTGCATAACCGTTGCCTGCCTTATCGGTGGCACACTTCCAGAGCTTGTCGTCTCCGGTACGGTCGTATGTGGTATTCTGCTTGGCGAGTTCCTTGGTGAGCTTCTCAAAAGAAGAGGTCGAGGAACGCTTGAGATCAGCAAATGACATAATTATTCTCCTTGTATGTCGTTGTGTACGGTATATTAGTCGTTGTATTTGATCGAGAGATACTTGGCACCACCATCCCACGGCATGAATGGAATATCAGAGTATTCGATATCATGCTGAGTGAACAATGGTACAAATTCCTCTCGGATGTATTTATCATTATCGATGCCAAAGATCTCATTGGAATATGCAATAAGCCAATTTTTTGTTTGGCCGATCTTTGACATGATTTCATTACGAAGGTCGATCGGCATCTCGGTAAAGGACCAGGTACCGATCATCAGATCTGCATCAAACAGATCGTTCACATCAGAGGTATGTACGATGTTGGTATGACCCAACTGGTCATGGTACCACCTCTGAATTGCACCGACTTCAGCAAAGTCGTAGATTACGTACTTTCCTCTGAAGCCGAGCTTGTAGACGATATCAGCCATGTCGCCGATACCACCGCCAAGTTCTACAATCGTATCCAGCTTCTCAAGCTTCTCTGGAGTCCACCCGTTGATCACGAGGTGGGCCATGTGTTGGATACGATTCATCGATGTTGTAAAGTCTTCGAAGAGATTATAGATACCACGATCCTGTTCGGTGATACCAATATCCGGATCCTCGAGAGCGTAACGAATTCGACGGTCGTTCTTCGCCGCCGGAAGGACCGCAGCGAAGTAGTCGAAGAAGCGAGCGCGGGTCATAAAGGGGACCGACATCACAGATGCCCATACCTTGAATCGTTCCTTGGGAAGCCTTTCAAAGTCTTCAGCAAAGACCTCGCGCATTACACTCCAGTAGGAACCATCATTTACCTGCTTGGCCAGCATCATCTTTTCATAGGTTTCTCGAGAAGAGGCCAATGGAGCTGGAGCAGTCATTGCCGGATCTACCGGCGTAGTAGAGTAACGAAAATAATCAGACATCAATCACCTGCAAATTTGTCTTTCAGTATCTTACGACACTTGAACATGTCATAGTGGAAGAACGGTTTGTACTTCATGCACTTCTTATATATCGTAGGCCACAGCACACCGTCATCGATCTTCTTGTTCCAATGATTAAAGAAGCCGAGAAGATCATTCAGGATGATTACTGTCTCAATACTTATTTCACGGCGTAGATATTGCTTCAGAAGGTAGGGATGCTGCCCATTCTTCACAATAACATTGTCGTCAAAATTTGTACACAGTTTATTTAGGTCTTGCTCAAAAATATATGTGAGTGATTGCTGGCGCTTCAGCCAACTCGTATAGACCTTCTCGGAGTCGTCGTTGAATAGATCGCCAACCCACTTGAGATCTCCATCTACGAAGTTGGCAACAAGGTACTGAAGAGGGTCTTTATGTTTGGAGAGTTTGTAGTACTGATACTTGTCCTTGCGAGTCTCAAACGAGGATTGAGTTGCGCTGACCTTGCCATTGTACTTGACGTAATCGTAGTTGGTGGTAAAATGGCTCTTGACTGCAAGGAAAGTTTTATATGCTTCATAAGGTGTTGGCATGAAATAGCTTCTTATTATAAATAAGTTGTCAGTCACGGAGTACCAGTCCTACTGACTCTAACCTAACAGGAGGCCAGCATGACTATTTATTACGTCTATGCATATTTACGTCAAGACAATACTCCATATTATATCGGTAAAGGCAAAGGCAATAGAGCTTTTGCTAAGCACAAACATGTATATACACCAAAAGATATATCTAAAATAGTATTCTTAGAAAGAAATCTAACAAATATTGGCGCGTTATCACTGGAACGTAGATATATCAGATGGTATGGTAGGAAAGATTTAAATACCGGTATTTTAAGGAATCTTACTGATGGTGGCGATGGTGCTGTTGGTTATACACAGTCAGAAAATCACAAACTAAAAATAAGATTGGCAAACAAAGGATTGAAAAGATCCGAAGAAACTAAACTTAAAATGTCACAATCACAATTGACATCGCCGAATCATACAACCCGCGGCAAAAAGAGACCCGAATTTGCTAAAAAGGTTGCTGGTAAAAACAATCCAATGTTTGGAACAGTTTCACCATTTAAAGGCAAGAAACACAAAATTGTCGAATGCCCTCATTGTGGGAAAACTGGCGGCGGGCCTCAAATGATCCAATGGCATTTTGAAAAATGTAAAAGTTATTCTTCGCCTTCAATATCATTGGCCAAAACTCTAAGCAGATGAGCGTATTCTTTTCTGGCTTCTGCTGGCATATCTTTTAACTCAAATGTTGTCTGCTTAAAGTTGAAATATCCTGTGTTTCGTGTTTTATACACTAGCAGTACAGCTCTATCAATTTCATCTTTTCTCATACCGGCAGCTTTGCTCTCTTGGGGAGGAAGTTGAGTTCTTCACATTCGGTCTGCAGTTTCGACTTGATACGAATGTTATTGCGGATGATTACGGCCGCAGCCTCGATCTCTATATTGTTTGTCTCACAGTAGTGGACGACGGCATCCATGTAGTCAAGCTTATACTTTGTCACTAGTGTTTCAATGTCCTTGATAAACCTCTCGGTCGTCAGGGCCTTCTCAAAGATAACGTCGTCCACCATATAATCATCCTCTATAAAAAATGTGAGCACCAATCTTAATAGTGCGATCAAATACTCTACCCCACGAAGGACTTACGTAATCGGCGTGGTAGAACTTTGCACCCTTAGTAACGTCACCATAGTTTCCTAGGTATACGTCCTCGGCGATCTCCTTGGCCTTTCGATAGGCGGCCATATCACCAATTCGCTTTCCTCCTTCACACTTCCATGAAAACTGGCATACGCCTCTGGCCTTTTGGTTAATGACCGCACATGGTGTCTTGGGGAATCTTTTATCTTTTACGCGGTTCAATACTACGTTGTTCACCGCGATCCTACCCTTGTAGGGTTCATGGGCTGCTTCGAAATATGTATTCTCAGCCATGCATTTGATTTGTTGTCTGTCGTGTTGACTTAAGTAGACCGGCTTCTTAACAACCACCGGCTTTTCGATTACCTTGACTTCCGGAACCTTAACAACCTTGACTTCAGGTTCTTTCGTTGGCATTGCAATTGCAGCCGTTGCTGCGCATGCTAGACCTAGAACAAACCCTTCAGCCCAGCGAAGGTATGGAAAGTCTTTTGTATTCGTAAATAGTTTCATTGTATCCTCTGAGTCTTAATGACCTTGGCAACCAGAGACTACAATACAGGCATCTCAGCCATATAGTTTTCTGTCGCTATGAGAAGATACAAAATGAAATAACGAAGGTATCTTCCATCCATTTCCCTCTTACTGGAAATGCAAAATCATTATGGTTTCGTCGGTAGTATCCGAAGATACTGCTCTCTAGCCCTAAGACTTGAAGCTTTTGTAAGAGTCAATGGAGGCTTCAACCTCCGTTGCGATATTGTATTTATAAACCACAAAATTAATAATCTAAACCACCGGTCGTATTTTGAGAACATCCGGTAGTAAGTTGCCGGATTCTGTTTCGAGGCTCCGGCGGGCCCAATGCTAGCCTAAGCGGCTAGAGCAAATGTAACGTCGTTGTCGTTAGCATTTATGTTTAATGGGCACTTTACCCAAGCAATCAGTCTCGAACCGCCTTATTCCGTCCCAGTCGATCCTAGTTCACCCCCATCATAGACACACGTTGCGCAACTAAGTCGATCTGTCGTGACATTACATCCTGTGTAATGTGGTTGAAAGACTGTATGTCTATGGTGGAGGTGGCGGGTGCTGCCCCCGCGTCCTCAGAACCTTTATCGTTGATTGTCATCAACTGATATTTTATTTATACAGCAGTTTGATTTAAATGTACACAGTTAATTGCACCAAGATTGCTTTGCATCGCCAAAATATTCACGGGCAAAGCCGTTCTTGATCAACTCAGCACGAAGGCTCTTACCGTCTAGGACGATGTCACCGAGTACACGGCCGCCAAACTTATCCCAGTTATAAAGAACCCACTGCTTCTTAGCAGCCTTGGCAATCAGATCCTTCGTAAAGGCCGAGGCAGCCTGCCCCTTTGCATCCTCTGCCGGACACTGTGCACGACCACCCTTCTCTGGGGTATCTACACCGTAGACACGAACGGCAATCTCTTTCTTCAGAGGAGCAGGGATCCAGAGTGCTTCTACGACAACCGTATCGCCGTCTGATGCACGAAGGATATTAGCATCGTATGTAGCACCAACAGGTGTCTTCTGGGCGAGTGCTGGCGTACCTAGCAGGACAAGCGCTAGGGCGATAAAATGCTTCATGTAATTATTTCCTTATTAGTTACAGGTGGTTTGCCAGTAGATATAACGCTCGCCGCGGTACCACTCGGTTACCTGTTCACGAACACAATAACGACTGTCACGTCGATGGTCAGGTGGATAGTACCTATTATCAAGCTCTCGTTGACGATCGCGATCCCGGTCTCGGTTGTTCGAGCTCAAGACACCTACAACTACACCGCCGATGATAGCTCCACAGAGCCAACCACAACCACCGCCGCGGCGTTCTGAACGCTCACGCCATTCTCTACGATCGTAATCTTGAGCAAACACCGGAGTTGAGATCAACATACTACCAGCAACGAGCGACGTAATAAGCTTCTTCATACTAAAACCTTTCATCGATATCGGCAAACATAACTCGTTTTCTTGGATCGCCTGGTGTGATGCAACGAGTTAACATGAGAGCTTCATTGTAATTCTTTGTATGGAACTTCACCGGGAAGATGATATCCTCATCATCCTCGGTTTCGAGAAGCATACCAACAAAGTAAGTACCATTTTCTTCTACCATGAATTTATTTATTCTTGGTAGAATTTTCCTTCTTCTTCTTGCGCTGCCGCTCGCCGAGCCAGTAGAAGCCGACAAACGGACCGAAA